CGACCGTGACGTTCGTGGCGCTTGAATTAGAAACAATAATCGTTGTGGCGCAGAATCGAATCCCTGCACCTTGAGCGGCGACAACTGCCGTACTGGCCCCGTCGGTGTTGGCGAGTAGACCAGAGACACGATCTTCAAGGTTTGCGTGAGGCCGAACGATGAGAATGCCGTCAACCCCGGCATAGATGTTGGTGCGATCATTATTGGCGACAGAGGTTCTCGATGAGGTCGCACTAGAAGCCTTCGCCCCGATCTTGAGTGGATTGCCCGCATCCACGGCATCATGGGCGGTATTGTCGCTGCCAATGCACGGGCTAACTGTGACTGCTCCAGAGTCTTGACAATGAATATAAGCGTTCACAAATGGAGCGGTCGGTGCAGTTTGTCCTGTGGTCGTACTCTGAACGGCATCGGGCATTTCGGTATTCGTCCACAGTCTACCGGTCGAATCGGTGTTGAGCGTGGCATAGTCGCCATCAGTCCCGGCCGAGGATGCGGCCGTATCTGTGCGCTTGCTGAGCGCGACCGTACCCGTATCCCCAGACACATGCGCGGCGTCTTCGGCATATTGCGTCCCGCCCCCTCCGCCGCCTCCGCCACCGCCAAAGTCACCGACAAGTGCCCGTGCATTCACGGTGACGGTGCCACTGCCATAGGAGGTAATTGACGCGCGGAAGCCGACCATGCCGCCCACATCGCAGCGATAGATTCCCGAGGCCGTCGCGGTCGTCACAAGCGTGCCGCTGGTATTACTGGTTAAGACGCAGGTTCGGCTGACCCACCCGCTGAGCCCGGGGCCCGACACCTGAAAGGTGACAGTCGCCGTGGCGCTGATTACCACCTCTACCGAAATGGAGGTGTACCCGCTAACCGGCATCGCCACCCCGTTGACGGCCGACGTCGCTGCGTTCTGTAGATTGAGATCAAAAAATTGAGGCAATGCGGCCGACGCCAGACTCGGCATCAGCAGGAGCATCGCCAAGGTCCACATTCGTACCTGTGTCATCATGTCGTATCCTTTCGTGAGGGAATCGCTGCAATTATCCTAGCACATCAGCCCAAGGTTCCCATGGACGGGTCGGACGGTTGCCATCCCGGCAGGACCGGGGCCTGGCTCGCCACGATGCGGGTCGTCGCGTGGCGCAGCATCATCTCGCCTATCCGGGTCGCCGACATCAGGTCGTCGTCTTTCTTGACAATCAATCCATCCTGGCGGTAATACATGCGAAATTCTTCGAACCAATCGTTCAAATGATTGGCGACTTTGAAGCGGCCGGTCTGCATCCGATCGAGCATCTCCATGATGCCCGCCTCGACGCCGTACCCGCCGGTGCCTTCCTTCTTCCCCTTCTCAGGTGCATGGGTCGCCTTATAGCGTAGCATATTGACGCCCTGCTCCCGGTACTGCTTGGCAATGGCCGCGCCGCTGCCGGAGTCATGCTGCAAGCCGTCGTGCGGCCACGCGACGGGAATCCAGATCCCGCGGGCCTTAATTGCCGCGGCATGCACGACTGGCGTCGCCTGACGCACACGATAGGCGTCGTAGATATGCACGGTGTCGGTATCACGATCCCACGCGATCCAGACGGCCGCCGTCGGGTGATCCCACCCGAGGTCCATCCCGCAGATCCGTGGCCAATGATCCGGCACCTGAATCGGAATCTCTTTGAGCAACTCCTCATCGATCGGGAACACGCGCCCCGAACCCATGATCGGAATCCCCTCCGAGCGCGCCTTCCGTTCATGTTCCGGATACCCGGCGATGATCCGCTTGCGATCCTCCGGTGTATAGTGCAAGGCGTCGTGAATCGTCATGGTGATCACGACACTGCCGGCTGGGCGTTCTTTGAGGAACCGCGTCACGACTTCCGTCATGCCGAGGAGTGGGGTAAACGTGATGTAGAGAATGCCGTGCCGCACCTGCAGCCGCGTCTTCCCTTCGGAGAAAATATCCGCGGGCGGTTCTTCGTCGAACCAGATCCCATCGAGTGTTTCGCCTTGCCAGCGTTCGCGTCCTTGATCGTAGGTTTTGAAGACCAGCCGCGAGGTCTTCTTCGTCGGCACGTGCGTGACGAGGACCGTCTCGACGGCATCGGAGACGCCATGCACGGCTTTCTTAATCTGGGTGATGTAGCGCCCAGGAATGGCGCCTGTTCCCCACTCGTCGGACTTCCCAAGGAGAATGCGCTGTGGGGCGTCTCGCGTCGATTGGCTGGTCGTACAGGAGGCCCAGAAGTCAACCGGGCCCGGGAACCGATGCCCCTCCCACCAGTCCGGATAGACCCCCGTCAAGTGCATCGCCGTTTCGGCGCCGGCCGAAAACGTCTTTCCTAATTGATTGCCGGCGATCAGGAGGCGGTCGGTAATCCCCGGGCGCCCGCCAGCGCGGTGAAATTCAGCCTGCTTGGGATAGGGCGTGTAGAATTCGAGCTTCCGCCTGGCGAGCGCCTTCTCAATTTGCTCTTCAACGGTTTGACTCATGTGATCAGGATGGGCCGTTCCGGTTCGACCGCGGTGTCCGGGGTCGGTTCGGCGTTGACCACTTTTGGTGCGGCTTTCTTCCGCTTCACCGCGTCCCTGAGGGCGACCAAGACTTCCGTTGTCTCCTCATCCAACACGGTGTGCTTGTGGTTCACGTTGATCTCCGCGCTCAGGAGTTTCGTCAACTCCGCACGCAACCGGATGCAACTTTGCATCGCTTTGCTGTCGCCGTCGTGATACGCGACATCGTACGCTTGCTGGCAATCTTCGAGGGCGCGATCGAGACTATATTCCCACTTCCGGGCGAGCTTCCTGGCAATCGGCCGACGGAGTTCCTGGATGCGGATCTTCATCTCCGTATCTTTCAGCATCGTATTGACGATGTTCAGATACGAGCGGCGATCCACATCGCAGGTCACGGTCTTCCCGTACGCGTCGCAGTAGGCGTCCAGCGGATCGGAGCCATACGCGATCAATTGCGCGAGCCGTTCCCGTCGTTTGACGAGTTCCGGACCGGTCACGTACGTGAGACCTTGGCGCGAGCCGTCAGGTGCGGTGATCGTGAGACTGTGAACCTCAGTCGGCATGTTAGAGATTCGATCCGTCAGTCTGTACTGTTCGGTCTTCCAGATCGCTTAAAATAAATTTCTGGATTTGGGCGGCCATTCCGACGCATTTGAGCGGATCTCCAAATCGTCGGATGATAAAGACTTCCGATCCGTCTTCTGCCGGGGAAGGTGCATTCCGATCGATCGTCCCATGAAAGACACAATGATCGAACCGGGCGCAGGCCGCGGCGACGAGATCGGCTGTGGGTACGAGACTCAGGTCAATGGGGGGCATGGGCGAGATCCTTTTTGGAGGCGGCTTGCTCATCCAGGAATTTGACAATTTGTGTGACTAGTTTGTGCGCCGGTGAGCGCGGGTTGTGGCCTTCCGCATAGTGGACTTTCATCGCGATGAGGCCGTCTTCGGTATCTTCCAGGTTGATGCTGCAATGGTTCATGGTTGTCCTTTGTGTGCCCCGGAGCGGAGGCGCTCTGCTCCGGGGCGTACGATTAACAGCCCTTCTTGCCGCCCTTCTTCATGGGCATTTTTCCCTTCGCCATCGTGAATCACGCTCCTTTCTTGTTGGATTTGGATGTCGTATGCGCTTGGTGCAAGGCGATCGCGACACCAACACGTAACGTTGCTATCATGCGGGGTATACGAATCAACTGGCATGGTATGAATACGTTCAATATCGACGGTTGATTGTTCCTTCACCATACGACGAGTATTACCTCGACGCTGACGGATGCGGCGTCAGCAAAAATTTTAACGTGCGGTAGACTGAGTATCAGCATGCTGTTTTCTCGTTACAGTTCTGACGCGGTGACAGTTTGCACATACCACTTCACATTTTGCTATTTCTTGTTCGATTTTAGTCCACGATTTCCCAACGATCTTTGATATTACAAAGTCTTTATTCGATCCTGGTAAGTGATCAAAGTCTAACGCTTCTGGGCGATTGTTGTATCCGCAATCTTGACAACCGACGTCGAGCTTGTATTTGGCTATTTTGTTACGGAATTCTGTATAGCGTTTTCGCTGATATCTTGCTCGTCCTTTCTTTGCTACTTCGCTCTTACTATACTTCCGGTCGTAGGCTTTTCCTTTTTCTGACGATCGGTATCTTTTCCTACTTAACAGTCGTTTCTCTCGATTTCTAGTTGCGTACTTGCGATGCGGAAGATATCGACTTGAAGTATAGGTAATGCAGCAGGATTTGCACTTTCCATTGAGTCCGTCCGCATTTGTTTTGTGCGCATAAAATTCAGTGAGCGGCTTTTTGGTTTGACACAATTTGCAAATTTTCATGTTTCATTGTATCACGTCACTGGTTCCATATAGGGTCGTAATTCGGCAA